CTGTCGGGTCAAGTCGTCCGCATTGGGGAAGTCGTTGAGGCTTCCCTAACGGATGCAACGATCCTTCTGGGCCAAGCTGCAGCCGTTCCTTATGTGGATCCCGTGCAGCCTGAGGAAACGCCAACGCCTAAGGCAGAGGCAAAACCGAAAACCACTACACGCCGGAGGGCTAAACAATCATGACCGTGCAAAATCTCGGCACTAAAACCACGCTTTTGTCGCTTTCGGCGAGTGATGTGGTCACTGCCACTGCCAACCGTACTGGCGTCGATCTCGTCGATTACGAGGGCGACATCATGGCCGTACTTGATGCTGAAGCTGGTGGCTCTGGCATCACCTACGCCGTGAAGATCCAAGACTCTGCAGACAACAGCACCTTTGGTGATGTTTCTGGTCTGGCCTTCACGACCACGACTGCCAACACCGCACTGACTGAAACCCTTCGCATTAACAGTGATGAGGTTAAGCGTTACATCCGTGCCGTCATCACCGTTGCTGGTGGCACTGGCGCTGGCGCTCTGAGCGTTGTTGCTCTTGGTTCTAAGAAGTACGGCTGATCATGGCAATCACTGAGGATCTCGACGTTTTCATGGCTGACTTTGGAGTTAGCTGTACAGCTGGCTCCACAACAGCTAACGGAATACTCGACATGCCCGGTGAGGTGGTGGCTGGGGGGATGGTCCTTTCAACGGACTATTCCCTCACTGCTCGACATTCAAATTTTGGAACGCTTATCAGTGGTGACGCAATCACTGTCGATGGCACCGGTTACACCGTAAGAGAGAACCGCCCTATCGGTGATGGCAAGTTTGTTGAGATTGCACTACAAAAAACATGACGACTAAGCGCGAATCAATCCTGGCTGATATTGCCTCAAGCCTTGCAGGCACGGTGCAGGTTGGAACGCGCATCTATCGCAGCCGTGTTGTGCCGTTGAGTCGCGGTGAGTCGCCAGCGATTGTGATTGAGCCGACAGGGGATACGCCTGAATACAGCCTGCGGCTTGACCGTCTGGACTGGAGTCTGGGCGTTCGTGTGTCGATCATTGTTCGCTCTGCTGTGCCAGATAACGCGGCCGATCCGATCGTGGAAGACGTTCACAGCAAGATGATGAATGACCTGACGGCAGGCGGTTACGCAATCGACGTTGAGCCAGGCTCTGTGAGCTTTGAGCAGATCGATGCTGATCAACCTGCTGGCGTGATTGGCATGAACTTTGTTGTGAAATACCGGACGCTATTGACAGATCTCAGCTCTGGTTGACCTTGCTAAGATCGACTTAGGAAACCTGCTGGCTAGTCATGCCACTGCTATCTCGTAAGCGGCTACTGCTAGCCAAGCTGGAAACGACTGTGGGCACTGACCCGACCCCTGTTGTCGGTAGTGATGCGATCTTGGTGCGGAACATTGAAGTAACTCCGCTCGAGGTTGACACGGTCAATCGTGAGCTGATTCGTCCTTTCCTGGGCCAGGCTGATCAGCTGCTGGCACAGCAGCGAGTTTTGATTAACTTTGAGGTTGAACTGGCCGGTTCTGGCTCTGCTGGTACTGCTCCGGCTTATGGGCCTTTGTTGCAGGCTTGCCGTTGCACGGAAACCGTTGTTTCCTCAACAAGCGTTACCTACGCGCCAAACAGTGACGCAACGCCCAAGTCAGTCACTATCTATTTCAACAATGATGGCGTTCTGCATAAGGCCACTGGCTGCCGTGGCACTTTCACGTTGAACGCTGAAGTTGGAGCTATCCCGTTTATCTCTTTTGAGATGACCGGCGTCTTCAATGCTCCCTCTGACGTTTCGATCAGTGCGCCAACTTATGCCAATCAGGCTGACCCGCTGGTGTTTAAGAACGGCAACTCGTCGAGCTTCCAGGTGTTCAGCTACAGCGGCGCAGTGCAGTCCTTGAGCTTTGAGCTGGCCAATGAGGTGATCTACCGCGAATTAGTTGGCGGCACCAAGAGCATTGACGTTGTGAACCGTGCTCCATCTGGTGAGTGCGTGATTGAGGCAACAACGATTGCCACTAAGGACTTCTTCACTGCAGCCACTGGCAGCAGCACAGGAAACCTGACTTTCCAGCACGGAAGCACTGCTGGCAACATTGCCACGTTTACTGCTGCACAAATTGACCTTGGCGGTCCTTCTTACAGCGATCAAGATGGCATTCAGATGCTAACTTTGCCTTACATTGCCACGCCAACATCAGCGGGCAATAATGAATTCAGTTTGGTTTACACCTAATGGCGCTTGTCCTTAAGGACTCTGATTCCTACAGCTGGCCGATTATTTATCGGCAACCTGTATCAGGAGGGCGGCGAGAGAAGCAAGAGTTTGAGGCAGAATTTAAGCGTCTGCCTCAATCTCGCATCACTGAGATTCAAGAGCTTGTGCAGCAACGCATTGATGGCGAGGAGGTCGACATCTCTGACGTGAGCATTGCTGATGAGGTTTTGGTCGGCTGGGAGGGCATCGTTGACGGTGAAGGTGAGCCGATGCCTTTCACGCGCCGCACAAAGGAACAGCTGCTAGAGCTGCCAATGATGGCCGGCACGTTGATTGAGGCTTTCTTTAACTCGCTTGTGGAGGAGAAGCGGGGAAACTAATCGGGGCCGCTAAGTATTGGGCTGGCGGCATAGAGATCGACGACACAGCAGAAGACGCGAAGTTGTTTGGCCTTGAGATGCCAGACAAAAAGCGCGTTGAGGATTTTGAGGTGATTCCTGCCGCATGGCCTGCTGTTTGCATGTTTTTAAGGCTGCAGACCCAATGGCGTGTTGGCTCTTCTGGAATTGTCGGGCTTGATTACAACGCAGTGCGCTGGGTGTTTGACCTGTATGAGGTCAAAGAGCCGCTTCAGATGCTCGATGATTTGCAGACCATCGAAGCTACAGTGGTTGAGACCCTCAATCAGCGCGAGAAATAGCCATGGCTATGGACATGACCACCGCGCTGACTATCAAGGCGAATGTCGTTGGTCAGAGTCAGATTGGCGGGTTAGAAAAAGGATTAGGGCGGGTTACGGGACAGACGAATAGAGCAACCACGGCCATGGGCCGCTTGCGTGGCGCTGCGTCTGGTGCGCTTGGAGCAATGCGCAGTTTTTTGCCTGTCCTTGGAGTGGCAGGGATTGCAGCTTTTGCGAAAAGCAATCTTGACGCTGCTGATTCAATGTCCAAGCTGTCGCAGCGAACAGGCATTGCAGCGCCGACGTTAGACAAGTTCCGCAAGGTTGCTGAGCTGAGTGACACAAGCATTCAGAGCCTTGAACGTGCTTTCCCGGCGCTGACAAAGAACATGAAAACAGCTGCGGACACTGGGAAGGGTCCGATGTTTGACGCCTTTAAAGAGCTTGGTGTTTCTATCACAGATGCGGAGGGCAATTTACGCAGCACAGACGCAGTGATGCTTGACATCGCTGATCGTTTTAACAACATGGCGGATGGCTCTAACAAAGCGGCCCTGGCGTCAACAATATTTGGAACCCGCATTGGTTCAGAGCTGATCCCTTTGCTAAATAGCGGCGGTGATGCTGTGCGGAACATGGGCACGGCGTTGACACAGGACTTTGCAGACAAAGCAGCTGCTTTTAATGACAAGCTCGAAAGCGTGCAGGAGAAGCTGGGCGATTTTGCTTTAAAGGTGACTGAGGCATTACTGCCAGCACTCGAAGCCATTGTCCCTGTCATTGAAGGCTTAGTAACTGGCTTCACTGCATTGCCAGGTCCAGTGCAGGGCTTGATTGTGGCTCTCGGCGGTATTGCTGCTGTTGCTTTTGTCTTTGCTCCATTGGTCACTGCAATTACAGCTATTGGGCCTCTGTTAGGTGGTTTAGTTACTGCTATTGGTCCGGTGGTGGCTGCAGTGCAGGGTTTAGCTCCCGTTCTTGCTGCTGTATTTACTGGCCCTGTTGGCTGGGTCGCGTTAGCTGTAGCGGCTGGCGCTGCAATCTTTACGTTCAGGGATGAAATAGGCCAAGCCTTCCAGGCGATTGGAGACACAATTAAAGATGCTGCACAAGTTTTTAACGATGTGTTTGTGCAGCCAGTCATTGAAGGCGGCAAGTCTGTCTTCAACGGGCTTGTTAGTACATTGAGCCAGATTGGCAAAGCCTTGAGAGGACCATTTGAAGCTGCTGCCAGCACAATCAGAGGAATTGTGAATGGCATTCTGAACGGTGTTGGCAATGCAGTCCGTTCTGTTGTTAATGCTATTAACAACGTTATTAGGGGAGCAAACAATGCACTTGCACAATTAAATCTGCCTCAGATTCCTCTCTTGCCTTCTCCCAGCATTCCTAGATTTGCAAAAGGCGGAATGGTTACTGGGCCAACACTCGGATTAGTTGGTGAGGCTGGGCCTGAGTACATCGTCCCGGCGGGCAAGGCCATGGGTTTTGCTCAGAACATCATGAACGGCGTTCGTGGCCCTGGTGCCATTCCTAGGTTCGCAGAGGGTGGTTTTGTTTCTCCATCTGCCAGCGTCAGCATTCAAACAGGGCCAGTGACTCAAATGAATGGTCAAAACTTTGTTACTGCACAGGACATGTCAGCAGCAGTGCAAGCGGGTGTCGAGCAAACCTTAGATCTAATTAGGCGAGATAACATGATTCGCGCAGGGCTCGATATCTAATGTCTACCAATTACGATATCCTCTGCTTCATGGAATACTTTTCTGATCGCACAAGTGTGATCAGTGGTGGAGTTCGAACGCCTACAAAGCAGTGGCAAAATTTTTACCAAGAAGGTCAGGAGTTGGGCTCCGCAGATTCTGAATCTGACGTAACATATTATTATTTGGCATTTGATGTTGACGGTTTTGGCTCAAGTGATGCAGCGAGCATCAATGACTTAACTGTTGACTTGGCCGCAACTGCTGAAATCATTGATATCACAGATGATGCAATGGCGGCAGATAATCTTTTAATAGCAAGCTTGTATATTCAAACAGCAGGCAGTGACGCATTTGATCCGTCTAGTGCGGTGCGAATAGCCCGCTATATCGGCAGCATTCAGGAATCAAGTCTCTCTGACACTTCAGTGTCTTGGACTGTCAATCCTGCAATTAACAAAAGAAATCCGCAAGTACCGACGCGAAAAATTACGGCCAATATGCTTAACAAAACACGTCCGCACGTCCCATGAACGACAACATTTTCGGTGATGACTTCAGAGTTGTTTGCGCTGATGGCGTGACTCGTGAAGGCTGCAGCCTGACGATTTATAAGGGTGCATACGCTTATCTGGACAGCAACGGTGAGCTTCTTGACGGTGAGCGTGCCGTGACGCAGGCTCTTGGTGGTGCATTCGCTGTGTCCGCAATGGAGTTGGCTGTTATCGTTCAACAATACGGTCCTTTAAACAGATGACCTTCGCTGCTAGAAGTTCTGGCTCTGGCAAAAAGGGCAGCGGCAGAAGGGGAGGCCGTGGAAGAGATGCGTTTGTTGCTGGACTGAGAAAAAAGGCGCAAGAGCAAAAGGTTCGCCAAGTTCCCTCAAAGCTTGTCAATATCGCCCAGCGCAGCGATGACGCAGTTCAGAACAGTAAAAAGCCTAGAGTTATTAAGATTGAGGGGGAAGAGCAGAAGACAGCAGCAGCCGGTGACACTGTGCCGATTGTTTTTTGCAAAAGAGTTGGCAGCGTTGGCGGCGTATGGCTGCAACCTCCCTTGTCAAAACAAGGTTCATACAATTTTGTCGGAATCTTTTTGTATCCTTTGAGTCAGGGTGAGATTGTTAGCACCCCTGCAACGACAAATACCTATGTAGGCACCGACCAGATTCAAGGAAGAACAGGCACGATTCCAACAATCAACAAATACTATTCATCAGCGTCTTCAATGGCTAGCTCTCCCAGCAGCTGCCCAATAACAAGCGGCAAGATTTTTTGCGACTTTGATTCAAACTATTTTATTGGTGAGATTCGGAAAACCTCAGGCTTTGTGCAGTACGGACGAGATTTTGAATCATCACACACAAACAACGCTTTCTTGACCATCGGCAGCGGTGATACAAGTAATAGTGTTATTGAATTTACTGGAGATAATTATCAGGCATGGGATTCTGTGACGGGAACTGATGTAACGTCTGCATTTTTTACATCTCTTGGTGTGAGTGACCCTAGCTCTTATGTATTCAGATTCAACCGCAACCCTAGATCAGGAACCTTGATCGGTGGGTTTGCTGTTGGCACTATTGACCGAGGCGCAACACTTGGAACTTTATTTGGCACATCTGCGCATTCTGTCGTCTATGGAGTTCCTTTCGGCACAAGCAACCCGGTCAACGAAAAATATACAAACGGCACAATTAACAATCAAGTCAATACATCAAACCCTGCAACAACTGGAACACTCGGTGGTTCTGTCTCTGAATATGCAGCAAGCCCGGTTTCCGATCCGACAAACCCAGGGTCAGGTTTTGATTTTACAGATTACGCAGACATCACTTTTTTAGAAATACAAGGCAACATCTACGACGAAAGCAACGCAGACCAAGGCGAATACAAAACCACCACGCGGCAGCTTTCTGTTTACATTGATCAAGGCGTAAAGGTTCCGCTATATAGCGCAGGCACGCCAGGCACAACTGGAGCAAGCAATCAGTTTGTTGACCTTGCCATGCACTTGTTTTCAATTATCAAGCGTTCAGATACCTCTAGCGCTGATATTGCGTCTCCAATTGACACAAGCAATCTGCAAACGTTGGCAACCTTTAACACGAACATTGGTGCATTGTTCAATGGCATGATTGAGCAATCGGTGAACATTATTGATTTTATATCAACAATGGCACCATTTTTTCTTTTGCAATTCGTTTCTGAGAACGGGCGTTATGCCTTTAGGCCCCTTTTGCCACTCACAGCAGGGAATCAGATTGATGGCACGGCTTTGACTGCTAGCGCAACATTTACTGAGGCAAACATTTTGCCTGACAGCTTTCAAAAGCAATACGATCCGGCCGACTCGCGGCGTGACATTCAGATTTCTGTGGCCTTCAGGGAAGTTAAAAAGGAAAGAGTTGGACTGCAGAAAACAAGAACAGTGAGATTTTCCACAGTATCAAATGATGTCCCTGTAGAGCAGATTGACATGACTGACTGCTGCACAAGTGAAGCCCATGCTGAGTTGTATGCAAAATATCAGCTAGCCAAGCGAAAACACTCAACGCATGCAATCAGCTTTGAAACGCCTTTATTGACTTCATCGCTGACAGTCAATGATGTAATTAAGGTTCAGAGGCAACGCAAGAATACTCTTGGAGATGACAGGACTGAAATCGACTACTACCAAGTCACGAACATAGTTCATAAATCAAATGGCGTCAGCGCAATCTCTGCTGATCACTTTCCTTTGAATGCGTCCAATATCAGCAAAATCAGCAATGAAATTTTGAGCGGCAGCTTCACTACGATCTGATGGCTAACTTTCCTTCTTTAGAGCCAACAACTAGGTCCTTTGGCCTAGGCGACACGCCTCAGCTACTTCATGACAGCGTGAGCGGTGTTGGCGTTCGATTTGTGCAGGGTGCTGATCGGGTCCAGCAGCTCTTGAATTTAGGCTATGAGTATTTGACGGAATCAGAGGCAAAGCAGATCATTGATCACTTCAATGGTCAGCAAGGCAGCTTGATTGCCTTTGATTTGCCTAGTGTTATCTGGTCTGGCTACACAACACCGCCTGTGAGTGCATCAGACTATCAATGGAGATATGCAGGGGCGTTTGATGTGAGCATTGCAGCGCCTCTGCGTTACAACATCAGCGTTGAGCTTGTGACAATCCCAATTTAGCCATGACTTTCCCAGCTCTTGTTCCTTCTGTTCGTACTTTCACGTCTGGAGACGTGCCGCAGTCAATTCAAGTCAGCTTGTCGGGCGTCAACACAGGGTTCAGGCGCGGCAACCGGAGAATGGAGCAAACGCTGTCTCTCGGTTATACGAACTTGACGGAAACACAGCTGAACCTGATCAAGGATCACTACATAGATCGCCAGGGAACTTTTGATATTTTCTTTTTATCTGCCGAGGTTTGGAACGGATACACAACGCCGCCAATCGGCTTGGTCGATACTTATGCTTGGCGCTATGCAGGACCGCCAACAATTTCTGATGGGATTGTCGGCCGCTGGGCTGTTGACGTTGAACTGGTGAGCCATGCGATCGACATCAGCGAGCTTGTCATTGACGGTCTTTCTGCAAGCGCAGCAGACAGCAGGGAATACAATGTTGACAGTGGCAGCGCTTCTGCTACACCGGCACGCAATTACGTCATCACAGCAGGGCTAGCAGCATGACGATCACACTTAACGCTTTTCAGCAACAACGCCGGGACACAGCCGCTAATTGGACGACCCAAAACCCGACATTGAAAGCGGGTGAAATTGGCTACGAGACTGACACGGGATATATCAAGGTTGGGGATGGGTCCACGGCATGGACATCGCTTGCGTATATCCATGGCACCAAGGTCAGCGCATACCCGCTGGCGACTGCAGACATTGCAAACGACGCCATAACGGCAGACAAGCTGGCGCACACTTCTGTTACGGCAGGGTCTTATACGGCGGCTGATATCACTGTTGATGCACAGGGTCGGATAACAGCCGCAGCCTCTGGCACGATCGGAACAAGTGAGATTGCTGACGGCTCAATCACCTCAGCCAAACTCGACACCAACATTGACATTGCCGGGACCCTCGATGTCACTGGTGTTGGCACGTTCGATAGCAACGTCACGATTGCCGGGAACCTCACTGTTAATGGCACAACAACCACAATCAACAGCACAACGCTGCAAGTTGATGATAAAAACATCGAGCTAGGCACAGTCGCCACGCCATCTGATGTGACGGCAGACGGTGGCGGCATCACGCTGAAAGGTGCAACAGATCACACGATTGTTTGGACAAATAGCACTGATAGCTGGGACTTCTCTGAGCACGTCAACATCGCAAGCGGCAAGGAATTCAAGATCGCTGGCACAAAAGTCTTAGACGCCACCAGCCTGGGGAGTGCTGTTGTCAGTTCAAGCCTGACAAGCGTTGGCACGATTGCCACAGGTACTTGGTCAGCGTCAACGATTGCCGTTGATAAAGGCGGCACTGGCCAAACCAGCTA